TCAGATTATCTGGTCGGTTCCGGTTAACGCCGGTGCAGGCCCCTCAATCTGTTTCCCTCGAATAAACACATGCTCCCCCACGGATGCTGTGCCGCGCACCCGCACCCGGGCGCCGGTGACCAGTTCGACAATGGCGCCGTCTGGCGTTGTCGCTACCACCGCGCCTTTGTCTCGGGGCTCACTGGGTAGTAGCCCCAGCAATCGCTTGTAAATGTTACTCATGGGTCTCTACTCCGATGGTTTGCCATAGCTCTGGCCAGTTGTGCCTGACACTCAGACTGCGCACGAGCCCGCGCCGAGTGTTGCCCTGTTCGTGGTACTCGATCAGGGCGCCGGGGCGGATCAGGCCGGTTTCGGGCAGGACCGGGAGCCGCAGGCTGATGTTGGCTTGCTTGCCGGTGTCACCCAACAGGGCCAGGCCACGTTGTCGGGTCATGGCCGGATCGGTAGCCAGTTCGTCCACGATGGTCGGGGCGGGGTTGGTGCCGCCGGTGCTGCCGATGATGATGCGGTCGGCCCGGCCCTGTTCGCCGCCGTGAACCCATACCGCGTTGTATGCGGGCTTTTCCTGCCAGTCGATGCCTTCCACTTCCACAACATCCTCGGGCAGTGAGATGGCCGGGGTGGCGCTGTCCCAGGCCCAGGGGGCGGTCGGGTACCGGGGCAGGATTTGCAGGGTCTGGTCGGTGTCGTGGGCCTGTACGTAACCGCCGCCGGCTTCGGCGATGCGTTTGGCGGCGTCTATCCAGGTGCCGTTGTGGGACCAGATGCCTGCGGGGATCTGCCAGTCTTCAATCTGCCAGTCCAGGTTCCAGCCGATAGGCACACCGTTGTCCTGCAGGGCTTCGGCCAGGGCCTGTTGTGCGGTCAGGGCGGTGTCGTTGGTGTATTGGATGACCGGCGCCACGGGATCAGCCAGTAAAGCGGCACGGCCACGGCCGGAGACGCGCAGCCAGCTTTCGCCGAACTTCCGTTCCCGCTGGATATTCTCAACCACCAGGCGCAGCGGTTCGCCGTTGATGGTGGCGATCAGTTCCACTCGGGTTGTGGTGTCTGGCCGCACTTGGGGCATGGCACTGGCGGGGATGCGGGTGTTCCAGCTCCAAGTCCATGAGTCGGCGTCGATGCTGGCGCTGAAATCCTCAGCAGACAGCGGAGTGCCGTCTAGTTCGGTGATGGAAAAGTCGTTGATCACGCGGTATTCCTCCCGGATCGGGATGATGATTGTGGGCTGTTCTGGCTCTGGCGGGCAGTACGGCTGCTGTGGGTAGCCCTTGCCCAGCAGAACCGGGCAACGGAGCGCCGGGGGCTGATAGTCGTCGGTGGGCATGACGACTTGAAGGCCCGGGGGCTGGTAGATGGGCCACCAATAGCCGGGTGCCGGGTGATCGGCTTTGGTCCAGCGAACTTCCAGCCGGGTACCGGCGGGCCATGCCTCCCGGTTGCCAATGCCCAGGCCACGGCCTGCCGGTTGTGCCTGCTGTTCCGCCAGCCGCACCGATGGCCGGCGCTTGATGGTGTCTGCATGGGGCAGGCCGGAGTTGCCATGACGGTCGATGCCATGCTGGTGGCGCTCCTGCTGGCTGGCCCGGGTGCGGATGGCCTCGGCATATGGAGCCTGTATGTGGCTGCCGGCGTCGATGCCATGCTGGTGCCCCTGCCGGATCGGGCGCTGGAAGCGGATCATCTCCGCTTGTGGTGCGGCCAAACTATTGCGGCGTTGCTCCATCGCCTGGTTGTCCGCCTGCAGGAGCAATGCCATTGGCTGGCCGTGGTGCTGCCGGAATGCCAGGCCCTGCCAGGCGTCCGGGTAGCGGGTGCCGTGGCGGGTTCGGGTGCTGGTGCCGTCGTTGTCTGGCAGATCCAGGTTCTGCACAGCTTCGCTGGTCAGGGCCACCGGTGGGTTTGTGGCTGGCAGTTGGGCAGCTAGCGCCCCGGCGGCGATGGTTTCGCCGGTACCTGTGGCTGTCAGGCTGAACCGTGGCGCCGGGGTATCGGCCCGCAAGTTGCCGTAGGTGGAGGACTCGGGCTCGATTTGCTCGGACAGCTCCACATGGTTGTCCAACGGGAGCGCGATGTAGCCCACGCGCAGGACCACGGCGCTCAATAGGGGCGGCGGGTTGTAGGTGGTGTCTTGTGCCCCGAAGGCGGCGAAGGTGATCGCCGGGACGGGTCTTGGCAGATCCGCCAGCAGTCGCCCTTCGGCGTCCGGCTCGTCGCTTTCGTCCGTGATTCCGTTGGTCAGTACCAGCGGCAGGGAACGCTCCGGCGGTGCATACGGGTCTACAATCGTTACACGGGCGGTAATGGCCGGCGGGGTGTAGTCCGTCGCCAGTACCCGGGGCTGCCCCAGGTCGAGCGCTTTGTAACCCTCGGTGATGACGATGGGCTTACCCAGGGCCAGCGGCTGATACGGGGTGTAAAGCGTGACCGGCTCGAAACCGGCTAGGGCGATGTACCGGGTATCGAGCGCAATTGGGGCGAACGCAGGCGGGCTGTAGGGCGTGAGCAGGGTCAGGCCGTCGGCAATATTCGGGGCCTGATACTGTTCGGGCAAGCACTGCGGCTCGCCCAGCGCCGGCGGCTGGTAGTTCTCGGTCAACACGCGGGGGTGGTATAGCCCCGGGGCTTTATAGCCGACCGTCAGGGTGACCGGCGCTGTGCGCTCCGGCGGGCGGTAGCCCATGTCACGGCAGCTCTACGGTGTAGGGGCCGTGGATCACCGGGGCGCAGTTCTCGGCGATGTAGCTGACATCGTAGGTGCCCGGCGGCACCTGGGCACTCCAATCGCCGTTGGCGTCCGGCACAACTTTGACGACAAGTTCGCGGGTGGTCCAGTTGCGGATCACTACCTCATCGCCGGGGGCGCCGGATTGGGTGGTGAGATTGCTGCTGATAGTCACTCGCTCGCCGTCATAGGGCAGGTAGACGGTATCAACTGCCGCTGTCGGATAAATGACTTTTGCGGCATCCGTCGTGGCGCCGATGACCGTTGCCCAAAGTCGGTTGGGCACAAGGGGGCTGGCGATTCCAACGGTGCCGGACTGGTCAGTGGTTCCAGTCAGCACCAGCCCGCCGTTGTCTTTTCTCAGGGAGATCTGCGCCCCGGCATAGGCAGAACCATCAAACGCTTTGACCTCGACCGTCGCCTGCTTCTTGGTCACCGATTGTGGTGCAAACCTGACAGCCCAGACTCCGCTGTTTGCAAGATTTGTGTCAAATCCCGGAATTTCAGACCAGTCCCGTGAGTCATAGATTTTCAAGTAGGGGCTTGTATCGCTCCCCACAGCGTAGTAAATGCCATCATCCGAAATGGAAACCGAGCGGCAATTGGAAAAGTCTGGAACCCCAGCGTCCAATGTCCAAGTGGCAGTATCAATAACTTGAAATCCCTCAGAATCTCCGCTTGCACCATGCGCTGCCGCCAACTTTGAGTCGTCCGCAGAGAACTCCAATCCATAACCTGCGTTATACCCGCCGCCGGGCAGGCTCGGAACTGATAATGAGCTCCAGTCGGAGGTATCAAATACATTCAGCCGTCGACCATCGACATGGCCTGTCGCCAGCCATTGTCCTCCTGATGAAAATCTTACGCATCGAGTTTGTTGCTCGCCATTGGCTGGTGACGGCGAAGCAGAAAGAGACCAATCGGTTGTGCTGAATACTTTGATATAGGGGGAGTTTTCGCGACCAATGGCGACCATGGAAGAATCTGGAGAAAAGTGGCACGAATGCACCCAGGAACCTTCGGATTTTGACGTCACCACGGACCAATCCGATGTGCTGTACACCTCAAAATAGGGACTGTAACGATAGGCCACCGCCAGAAATTGGCCGTCCGGCGAAAAATGGCATCCGTGGGCAGTTCCAGAAGTTGGGGCTCCTGCCACCAGCGAGAAATCGGAAGTGTTTAGAACCTTGATACCACTGTTCGCTGCAACCGCCATCAATGTTTGGTCTGGCGCAAAGCTGATGTCATAGACCCAGCCGTCAATTACATCAGGAGGAGGAATTATGTCCCCCTGTCCCTGTTCATCAACATAGAACGCCCGCCAGCGATCGAAGCTCTTTTCTCCGAATACAAACAAGTTCGTTTCTGTCATAAATCACCCCTGAAAAAGCGCTGAAGTCAGACGCGCAAACGCCCCATTAAAAAGCCGAACTACTGGCTCCGCCGGGTCGCCCTCGGTGCCGGTGGCCACCATCTGAATCTCCCCGCCGTCGCCTTCAACAGACACGGATACATCGGCCCACCAACCGCCGGCAGGGTTATAGATCCGCGCCCAGGCTGGGATGGTGCCTGTGTCCGGGGCGGCCCCCGTGTTCTGCCCCTCCAGCGGGGCATCGAGGGCGAGCTGGTATAGCTGCTCATCGACCGCACCGGCGTTCGCGGTCATCAGCATGGTGACAATCGGCCCGCTGGCTGGTGTGCCGCCCGGGCTCGGGCGGGTACCACCGAATATGGCGATGCTGGCACGGTCGGTGGATTGCTCGTCTGTTTGCTGCAGCAGGGCCAGGCGAGCGTGAAGCGCCGGCACTCGGGTGGCTTCCTCTACTGCCGTCTGGTGCGCTGGTGATATGTCCATGGTGTCTCCGTTACGGTCGGTCGATGTTGCCCAGGGCGTAGATTTCGCAGCCATCTGCGCCTTCATCCAGCGGTTCGTCAGACTGCTGAATAGCGCGGGCAATCCAGAAATCGGCGATTGCGCCTACGGTGTTGATTCGGATCACATTGCCGGTATTCCAGCCACCGCCATTGGCTGCGGCCGGGATGGTCATGTAGGGCACACCGCCGGCGCCGTCTTCGCCCCGGGTGCGGGGGTTGATAGGGGCCACGTCGTCACCGGTCTGGGTGTAGGTACCGGACCAAACCAGCCCACGCTTTTCGCTGATCAGCTCCCAGGCATTGGTGCTGGCGTTGGTGCAGCGGAACAGCCAGCGGTCTGTGTCGCAGCCCTCGTTTGTGACGGTGATGGGGTGGTCGATGGTGTTCAGAGTGGCGGTGGCTTCGTCGCCCTGCCTGGCATCTGCCCAGGTGCCATTCCAGGTTTCCTCATCCCATGTCGCTGAAACTCGCGCGCGGCGGTCGCCATGGATCAGGCAACTGGCGACGATGGTTTCACCTGCCGGGTAATCGTGAGTGAGTGGGCGGCTCACGGTGATATCGCCGGTGATCTGTACGTCGGTCACCAGGCGCAAATCGCCGACCGTGTGGCGCACGGTGATGGGCATGATGATGCCGGTTACATCATCAAAGGTGACATTTCCGGTGGCCCTGTCCAGGGTGTAGCCGGTGGTCACCTGGTCGCCATCGGCGTCCAGCACACGCACCCAGGCCAGGCGCGGGCGGGTGGCGATGGTGTCGCCATTGGCCACGGTCTGCGGGGCGGAGTCTTGCGGGTGCATGATCATGACCACATCGCCCTTGCGGTAGATGGGCACGCGGCCATCGGCAGGCAGGCGCACGGCGTCGATGCCTACGATGTCGGCGTCCAGCGGCAGGTAGCTCACGGCCACCGCGTTGTAGCGCATGGTGCTGGGCTGGACGTAGGTGGGCCTCCAGATCATCCCGCTTGCGTTGACGTTGGCCGGGTCGTACCAGGATTCGGCTTTTTCCTCAGCGGTCAGGGTGCTGTCGTCCACGAGCTGGCCAAACGCCACTTCGGCGGTGCCGTACTGGTAATTGATCTGGCCGGTGGCACGGTCGCCTACGATGTTGCCGTCCTGGTCTGATGTGGCGCTGATCTGTTCGCCTTCGATTGTGGTGGCGAGCACCTGCAGGCTTTGCGGGATCAGCGGGGCAGATGGCGCGCGGAAAAACGTTTCGCCGGTGAACCAGTCGCCATACACGCCCAGCAGGCTGGTGACCTCAACCGCGCCGCTGCCGGTGTCGTAATCGTCCAAGGTCGCAGTACCGCTCAGGTAATCCATGGATCCGACTGGGGTGCCGCTGCCGTTGGCCTGAATGTCGGTGTAGATGGCGCCCTGGCGGTCAATGTAGGTTTTGCCGTTCCAGATGAACTCAACCGAACCCTGAACGGTCAGGATGTCGAGCAGCCGCGGGAGCACGCGGATTTGCAGCGGGGGCAGATCCAGCTCAGTGGAAACCGCTGTAGCCGCAGCGCCAGCGGGCACGTAACGGACGGTGACTGTACCCGTTGCAAACCGCGTAACCTCGGACCCGGACTGATTGCTGCTACTTCTCCACTCCCCGGTATCTGAGCTCCAGTTCTGCTCGGTCATTACATCCGGCAACACTCCCAAGGTTGCGGAACCGTTCTGGTAATCGACAGCACCGGCTGATCCTGCCCAACCTCCGGTGCCGTCATCAGAAACTATGTTGTGGTATCGACGGGTGGTTGATTCAGTATTCGTCCTTTTTCCCGGCACCCAAAGCATGCGATTTTCGACAATAACCGAGTCTCGCTTGGTGACTGACTCGCTATACCACTCAGCCTCCATGGTCCCCGGCTCCACCGCCTCACCTACATTCAGCGACACCATGCCATCGGTTTCTGATAAGCCATTGAATACCAGGGTTTCAGCGGTTTGCCGCTCGTAGTCCGCGCCCAGTTTGGTTTGCGGATCTGGCGGGGTGGTCAGCTCCAGCACAAACTCCCCGGCCACGTGGCTGGCGTAACCAGTGGCGTCTCCGCTGATGGTGCCGTTGGCGGCAGCGGTGGCTGTTTTGGTGACACCATCCACCAGCCAAGTCAGCGTCAGGCTGCCGGGTTTGATGGGTTCGCCAACGCTTTGCTCGAGAGTGATGGTGGCGTCTATGTCGGCATGGCCCGCCAGCTTCTGGAAATGCACCGGGCTGGCGAAGATGCCGATCACACTGCTTCCGACATCTGGCAGGGCGCCCATGGTGATGCTTACCGCACCGGTGGTGTAATCGATAGTGCCCACGCCGATGGACGGGTCACTGCCGGAGAGCTGGCCTTCGCCATTGTCGGTCAGGGTGTAGAAGTTGCCCTGGGCCATGAATGAGAACGTGAGGCTGCCCGGGGCCGGGATCGGAGACAGGGTTTGAACGATGTTGCGGGAGCGGTTTTCGGGGGTGATTGTCCGCGCCCAAGAATGCGCCTGCTGTGGCGCTTCCACATCGCGGGTGCCGGCGTTGATGGTGCGGATGATTTCCGGGTTCAGGCTTTGGTTGGTGACCGGTTCTTCGCTTTGGGCGGCTGGCACGAGTTGGGTGAACATGCTCTGCGCGCGTACCGAGTAATCACCGATGCTGGCAGCAGCTTGCAAGTATTGTGCGCCGAAGTAACGGGTGGCATCGGCCACGGTGGTGTCTCGCAGGCGGGCACCGATGTTGTAGTTGTAATTGTCGTATTCATTCACCTGGTGGCCTGTGAAGTCAAAGCGCAGGGCGTCGGACAGATCCAACGACACGATCAGGCGCTGGAATGGCTGCCCACCCTCACCGGTAAATGTCTGCATTTCGGCACTGACATCGGTTACCCGCACGTACTGTTCTTTTTCACCCGGCTCACCTTCGTTCTGCACCAGGCACAGGGTTTTGCCGCGCGGTGGCAGCGTGGTGCTTTCGTCGCGCTGGATGATCCGGATCTGGCGCATGCCCTCGATGTGGTTTTCATACAGCGCCCCGTGCCACATTGGCCCCTTGAACAAATAGGCTTCCACGCGGTTGGCGGCCTGTTCGCGGGTGTCGAACGGGGCATCGGTGGTGAACAGGGTGTAGCCGATGGCCGGGTCTTCCGGCAGCGCGGTGACCACGGTTTTCGCGCCTCCGAACAGATCAGTGCTCAGCGTCCGGACAGCAAGAAACAACTTGCGCAGGTTAAAGCGGCCCATAGCCCGATCGAGGTCACTGATATCCGGATAGACGTTGTTCATTTCTCCATCCGGAATCTCGTTTCCGGTTGCCGCCCCGCCGCCTTCGGGTACGTCGTCCATGACCTGGCTGGCCAGGAATTTGATGTTCTGTTCTTGAATAGGCATGGATTACGGCTCCACGGTGATGAATCGGAATGTGGGGATGACCTGGTGGCTGGGGTCTTGTGCTGGCTGGATCACGTAGCGCACGGGGGTGCTTTCGTAGCCCTGACCGTCGTGGTGGCGGAACTGCACGGCGTGGATCTCGCCGTGGTAGTCCAGGGTGAGCTTTTGCCCCGGTGTGTCGTGCCAGTCGGTGATCTGAGGTTCGTTGCTGGCCAGCATCCAGCCACCGCCGGTTGGCGGCTCCAGGGTGATTGGCCGGCCTTGCTGGCTGGCCGCTTCCTGGATGATGGGCTTGCCGGTAACCGAGCGGGTGAAAGCCTGCGCCACGGGTGACCAGTGGCGGTCTGACCAGTTGAGATCTTCAGGCAGTTCTATCGTTTCTGTGCCGTCTGAGAGGGTGATCATGCGGCGGTACCTCGTGCTTTTTCGAGCGCATTGAGCAGCGCGGTATCATCCTCCGCCACGACACGGAACGTCTCGCCACCCAGATTCACGTTGATCGTTTTGACGGGCTGGGTGGAGACTTGCTGGTTGGCGGGCGGATTGGCCTTGTTTGACCGTCGGGCATTCTGCCGCTCCAGCTCCGCCATTTCCTGCTCCCGCGCCCGGTCGGCAGCTTTTTTCTCGCGCTCGTTTTGCTCTTCTTTGCGGTTTTGCTGCTCGACCTTGTAGATCTGTTCAAGGGTGTCGAGCGCGTTCTGGTAATCGGCGGCAGCTTCATCAGCTCCGGCCTTCCGGGCCCGATCCCGCTCTTCTTCCAGGCGCTGGCGCTCAGCTTCGTACTGCAGGCGCTGGGCTTCTTCGGTGTCGCCACTGATGTCCGCCAGCCTCTGGCGCAGGGAGTTAAGCGCCGATTCGGCACTCGATTTGAGGCTTTCCATTTTGCTGCGGGCAGAGTCAATCGCGGACTGGAGGCCAGCCAGGCGCTGGCTGTCGAGCAGGTCAAAGCGGTCGTTGGCCCGGGCGGCGATGTTGTCGAGTTCCTGCATGGAGTAGGATCCCGAGTTCACCCGGTCGACCAGGTTTTCCATGGCGGCAGCCTGGCTCCAGAACTGGCGCTGGACCCTGAGGGAGGCCTCTTCTGTTTCCAGGGCCCAGCGGGTGAACCCCTCATGAGCACCAACGCGGTTCAGCGAGGACTGAACCCGGGTCAGCTCCTGGTCCACTCGGAACAGCGCCTCTCGGGCGCTTTCCGCTTCCTGCACAAAGGCGTTGCTGCCGATTTCGTTCTCGAAGAGATTCCGGGCAGACTTGGAAAGCTTTGTGACAGCGGTTCGGGCGGCGGTCAGTACGGCGCCGAACCAGTCGAAGGCGGCAGCGGCTTTGTTGCCAGAGTCCTCGGCTGAGTCACCCACATCGTCGACGGCTTCAGATGCCTTTTTGCCCTCCTCCTCTACACCCTTCAGGTTTTCTTTGAGTCCGCCGCCCGCATCGTCACCACTTAGTTTGAGCTGAACGAGCTTTTGCCTAACCTTCTCCAGAGCCTTGGCAGCGCCTTCAGAACCGATCTGGCCACTTTCAGCCAGGGACTCAATTTCGCTCTGCAGAGCCTGCAGCCCTTCCTTGGAATTGATTTTTTCCAAGGCCTGCTCAAAGCCATTCTGAAACAGCTTGGCAGCTTCCTCGCCCTCATACCCTGCCTCTGCGATTTTGTTGGCCATCTCGCCAAGACTATCGATTGACGCTCTCGCATCGTTGGCGACACCGGTCAGCACCTGGCTGGAATCGACACCCAACTCCCCGAGTTCATCCCGGGCTCTCCGCGCCTCTTCCGACTGGCGCTTTAGGGCCTCCTCCCCTGCCTGCGCAGCAGACTTGATATCCTCCGGCAAAGTCGTCAGCGTGCCGGCAGCCGCTTCCACTTCCTCAGCCGACTTTTTGGCAGCGCTTTCGGTCTCATTGAATGCGTTAACAGCCGCCTTGGCAGCCTCGGCCGCTCCAGCTCCGTATTCCAGAGTCTGCGCCTGCAGGTCCATAACGGAAGCACGGGCGGCTTCAGCCTTTGCAGCTATGGAGCGATAAGCCGAATCCGAGACCGCCCCAACCTTATTGAGGGCCAGCGCCAATCCCTGAACCGCAGTCATGACACCGGCAATGCCGGTCGCCAGGAACGTCAGGAAATATGCTGCGGCAGCCTGGGCGCCACGGAATACAGCCGTTGCAGTATTTCCCAGAAATGAGAGAGTACTGGTAAGAGTGGAGAACTTATCGCCCAGCGAATCTGAGTTATCCGACAGACGCTCGACAAACCCAACCGCCGATTCGCTGAGGCGCCGGAAAAGGCTAACCAGCTTTTCTCCCCCCTCGGACTGATCAAAAAGATCCACGATCCGGTTTGTGGCATCGGCCACAACCGGCGCCAACTCCGCACCCACGCGGGCGGTCAGGCCCCTGATCTTCAGATCGATATCGTTGTAGATATCATTTGCGCGGTTGAGTTTGCTCAGCTCTTCCTCGGAGTAGATCGCCCCTTCTTGTTCGGCCTGCTCGAAAATGGCCCGCAGGCCAGCGGCGTTATCATCCAGCAGTGGTTGGAGCTGGCTGGCGTCGCTGGCCAATTTCTCCAGAAGAGCCACCTGTTCGGACTTGCTGCTGAGGCTCCCAATGGCCTGGCCAAGCTTCTGCATCTGCTCGGCGGGGCTAAGGTTCCGAAACTCCTCAATCTTCAGATTGAGCGTATCCATTACATCGACGGCCTCACCACCGCCGGTGCGGCTGAACTCACCCAGGCGCTCGGTGACATTGCGCAGAATGTCGGTGACCTTTTCACCAGACAGCCCTACCCGATCCCCCGCGATGCGCCAGAGCTGCAGGTTCTTTCGGCTTTCACCAAGGGCATTACTGGTATTGGTCAATTCATCAGCAAGCTCCGCCTGGCCTTTGCTGAAGATGGTCATGGTGGCGGCAGATGCACCAGCCGCAGCAACAAAACCTGTGACCGCCAGGCCTGCAGTCTTGAGGCCACTGCCAACCTTGCCGAGAATCGGAGAAAGCCCCTTCAGACGCTCCCGGAACTTTTTGACCTTCTTGCCGGATCCCTCCGTTTCCTCGCCCAGCTCTCGCGAGCTTCTGGCAGCAGCCCGGGCGTTGTCCCTCATCTGCGACAGCTCATGAGTAACACTGCCGACCTCCTCATCCACGCCAGCAATTTCACGCTTGATGCGCTGTTGCTCGCTGGCCAGATCCCGGGTGCTTATGCCCGCCTCCCCCAGGGAATCACGCAGCCCGTTTAACTGTCTTTGGTTGTCCTGCCAGGCGTCCTCCGCCTGCCGGGCTGCCTTTTTGGCTTTCTCAAATTCGTTACGCTGCGCCCGTGTCGGCTTTTCGGTCTGCGCAAGTGCGCGGCCAAGCTCTGTGGCTCTCTCTTTTGCAGTGGCCTGCTGGTCTGCCAGATCCTTGGTCTGGCTCTTCAGATCAGCGAACTGGCGTACCAGTTTTTGCTGGCTGCGCAGTTCATCCAGAGCACCGGCAAGGCCTTCCAGCTTCTCGCTGGCTTCGCTGGTGTCTTCTCCCAACGATTCCAGCTCTTTCACCAGTTGACCCAGGGATTTCAGACCCTCGGTACCGGCTTTAATCAGCAGTTCAACTTCTTGCTTCTGGTTGGCCATGGGTGCTCCAAAAACGAAAAACCCCGCCGGAGCGGGGTGTATTTCTTACAGTTGGCGGTCAGCTCAGATCACTTCCCGCCGTTTCAGGCGTTCCGCCTGGACTTTGGTGACTTCAATGCTTTCACCCGCCGGATAGTCTTTACCCTTGTGGCGGTGCGCTTTCTTCAACTCGACTTCAACCAGGTCCGGGGCTGCCTGTTGCGTTGGTTTGGTCATGGTGTTCTCCAGGTATTCAGTGGCGAATAATTGGGCGTCCAAAACCACCCGATGGGAATTAGTCGTGCATCACGACCTCATAGGGACTGGTCTTGCCAGCAGGCGTGGTCATGGTGCCTTCCAGGGTGCCGGTGATCATTTCACGGGCCATCAGGTCCAGCGCCTGAGTGGCACTGAAGCTGGCACTGTGGATGGTCACATGAGCTTTCTTGCCGGTTACCAGATTCACGCCATCCATGATGATCTGGCGCTTTTTGGAGATTTCGGTTGCTCCCAGAATGCGCTGACCACTGGCCTCCAGGGTGTCGAAATCCACGGTCACGGCTACGGCACCGGTTTCATTGAGGGCGCGAATCAGGCCACTGACCGGCTCCACATCGTAGTCAGTGCCGCGCACCAGTTCGGTGGTGCCGTCTGAATCCAGCGTGACAGTGATGGTGCTTTCGTCCACGTTGGGGTAAGGCAGCTTTTTCCAGAGACCTTGCTTCAGAGTGACCGACTCTCCGGTTACAGTTTGCACGGTGGCGCTGTAGGCTTCGCTGGTACCGGCCAGAGCATCCGCCAGCAGGCCAGATGGCAGGGAGTCAAAGTCCATAGCCATGCGCGGGGCTTCGCCCGGAAGGTTTACGGAGTCCAGTACCTGGCCGTAGGTGTCACGCTGGTAACTGGTGCGGTCTACCGACTCCGGCTGCGGAGGCGTCATTTCCAGCCGGGAAACGTTGATGGGGCCCGCAAATTCACCCGGCACACCATCCACAATTTCACTCATGTAGATGTTGCCGGCGAAGATGAGGCCAGTGTCTTGATATTGGTCCATGGGTTATCTCCAGTTCAGGGTGTTATACGTGATGATGATCGGCAGGTAGATCGGCAGAATCTTCGTGCCGAGTTCCACGTCGTCGAGCTGAGCCTCGCCGGCTTCGATCTCGACAGCCAGGCCGTTGAACTTGATGCTCTCTGGCCTGAACAGGGTTCGGTAGATGTCTTGCAGCAAGTGGTCTTGCCGGGCGCGGGCGCCCTGCTCTCGGGCCACGTAGGCCACGATTTCTACCGTTCGTGTCTGGTTGGTTGAGGTGCTGCCTTTGGTGGCAAGGCGGTCGGTCAGGTTGCGAATACCAATGCAGGGCAAGTGGCTGTGCTGGTCAAAATACAGGGCCGGATCATCGTCAAGCACGGGTTCCGGAAGATCAGTGGCGTAGCCGTTGGCCTGGTTGATTTCATTCAGCCGGCGAATCAGCTCATCCACCACCTGCGTCGCTTTAGCTTTATCAGTCATTTCTTCAGCTGCTCGTTGTAACGGTGAATGAACTTGTCACCCAGACTTTCACCAACAGACTTGCGGTAGCGATCATCGGCGGCGGCCTGAAAGTGCAACTTGATGCTGTGGCCAGAGGCCTCGCGGAGTCGGTCTTCTCCAGCCTTGCGATACCGAGCCAGCACTCGCCGCTTGCGGGCCTTCGGGTTCACAAAGCCCCACACGCGCATCAGTTGACCGCCTTTGCGTATCCAAACGCTGGCACGGGTTCCGGTGCTGTCGGTGACTTTCGTCGTGGTTTTCCAGAAACGGAATGGGATTCGGCGGCTGGTGGGGGCCAGCACTGCTACCGGATCTTTGTTGGTGGCTCGCTGAAGCTTTATTTGTCCGCCGGCTTTGGCGCGGGAAATGCCATCGGTGGCAATCTTCTGAGCCAGTTCCTTCTTACTCTCGCGGCCTTGGTCGTTGATAGCGGCGCGGGTGGCCCGCCGAATGGCTGCGGGCTGGTTTTTCAAGCTTTCAACGGCCGACTCCAGGCCGGTGAGCTGAACACCAGGTCTACGCCTTGCCATCACAAAGTCCCCATTATTCGAAGCGTGATCCCGTCATCACTCCCCTCCACCACGCCATCAACAATATAGCTGGCGCCGTTCAGGGTTACCGCGTCACCACGGCGGCCCCAGGGGTAAGGCAGTTGAGGCTGGAACAGCTCAATCTGATGGCGCGGCTCATTCATGGGGCCCACGTAAATGTTTTCCCGGGTAAGGAAAGCCAGCACCGGGATATCTTCAGCGCCATCTTTCTGGTGATAGGTGGCGCCCTCGCCAATGATGCGCCTGGCCGAAATGATCAGCTCACTGCGGCTCTGGCCCGGCTCCACTGATTCGATGATGTACCAATCCCCATCCCGCTGGATAAGCTGACCATGACTGACGCCGGGGCGGTACCGCATGCGCACAAACGTGCTATCACTCGCGCGAAGGCCGGTTTGTTCTGCCCGGCCAGCGCTTTTGGGTTCAGCGAATCCGGCCCAGGCTTTGCCAACTTTCGGCCAGGTTGGCGGGTTGGTGCCGGTGCGAGGGCTGTATAGGGTTACTCGGTCTTTGAGTTTGCCGGCTTGCATTACCCTACCCTCATGATCCGGTGAGGCTGCACCAGGTATTCAACGGCCATCGGCAATGTGCTGGTGATGGTGCCAATCACGACCGCCTCCCGATGCTCATACAGGTGGCCCACCAAAAGTAGGGCGGCACGTTTGAGATCTTCGGGCAGAGCGTCCATGCCCACCTCAACCTGCACTTCAATCACCTCATGGCCATCAATTACTTCCGGCCACGCTTCACCAAAGGCCGGCCGAAGCTTAGCCGGGTACTTCCGTGTATCCAACGCATAGCTGCTCAGCGCCTGGGAGTTACCCATGGGGTCCACGTAGGTGATGTCGACAACGGAACGCACCGGCCACCATGGCAACACCACGGTATTGAGCCAGCGGTCCAGCACCAGCGTTTCCTCCCGCACTCGCAAAGCCCGCCCGGTTTCGTGTTCCAGGTTCAGCACAGCGGCATCCACCAGAGACTGAATCAGGGCATCCTCTTCCTCATGCTCAACACGCAGATGGGCTTTTGCTTCGGCCAGGGTGATCATCAGTCGTTATCCTCAATGACCTGATCACCGCCAGCCGCGCCGGTCTGGTTCGCCTTGCCACGAACAACAGCCTCTTCAGCCGTGTCGACAATGCCTTGCTTTTCCAGCCTTGCAGCCTGAGAAGCCGGCATCGTGGCCACGGTGGCGCACTTAAGGCCCAACGGGTTGTGGTCCACCAGCACGAATACTTCCTGCTCGGCATCGCTATCCTGGTCTTCGCTATCACCAGGGTCGGGCGTTGTCGCTGGACCTGGATCAGAGGTGGAGCCTGCCGCGTCACCGCCCTGGTCTGCAGGACCGTTAGTGGCATCAGGTTTAGCTTCGGGTGCTTGTCCCTGATTCTCCTGCTGCTGGTCACCCTGCCCCAGTTCCTGCTGTTGCGGCGCATCCGACTTCTGAGCTTCAGAGGATTGGCTTTGCTGGTTCTGTTTCTTGGCTGCCATGTCGGGTCTCCCTTTATGGCTGATTCATGAAGTACCGGAAGATCAGGGAGGCCGCAGCCTCCCGATCATCAGGAAGCTGCAGTAGCGAAGTGCTTCACCGCGCCGCCGACGTCCATCAGGCCACCGCCAGAACGCATGAAGGCCAGGAAGCCGACTTGGCCTTTCTCGGTGTACTTGGAGTCGGTCATGCGGAACAGCATGAACTGCATAACATCGCGGATGATGTACTTGCTGAAATCGCCGTACAGCAGCGCCTTGGAACCAGCCGCCAGCTCCGGCATGTGCTGGTTGATCACATAGCCAGAACCATCAATGGTGTCCGGCTCACCGATGGCGACACCCGGAACCCAAAGCGGGCGGCTCTGGTCGTCCTTCATCATTTTGAGGTGCTTCAAGGTCTGGTCATGGAACATGAAGCGGGCGCCATTACGGTAGGCCGGGTCCACGCTGTGCTTCAGGTGGAGCAGGTCTTCCCAGGTGACGATGTCGGTCTGACCGGTCGGAGCAACGCGGCCGGCCGCAGAAGCACCCACCACGCCGCCGGGCTGGCCGGTACCGGTACCAGTGGTGAACATGCGGTTGGTCACCCGGCCAAGGCGTTGCTGCAGGCGGGCGATGATGTGGGCTTCCAGATCGATGGCGCTGTCCTGCAGCAGTTCGAACGGCACCGCGATGGCTTTGGAGCTGAACTTGAAGGTGTCCAGCGATTTGGTACCGAAAGTGGCGTCCTGCCGGGTAACCGCACCGTTCTCGCCAACAATTTCACCCTCTTCCGAGGTGGCGTCTGTGGTGGGCCAGTCCATGCCTGCACCGGAGTTGGTGCGAATGATGTTGGCCACCTCACGCATGCCGCCGAAGTCTTTCAGGGCTTCCAGCATCATCGTGGAGAATTCGCGGGGCACGAGGTAACCACCCTCGGATCCGGTACCGGTGGACATATCGCCGCGCACCTCGCGGGCCTTGGCCAGCACCATCTGGCGCTGCTCCATGCTCAGGGCATCCATACCGCCACGCATGTAGGTGTTGAAGATTTCCTTCTCCTGATTCGCCTGGTGCTCAGCCTCATCGGTGGAAATGCCGTTGATATCGGCACGATCCTGAATGGACTGTTTGTTGGCAGCCTCGATATCCAGCTGCTTCTGGTGGCGGTCAATCTGGCTGTCCAGGTTTTCAATGTTGGCAACCAGCTTGTCGTATTCGGCATTGTGCTCGCTGCCCCACTCTTCGGGCTCGACATCATCGAGCAGCTTGCGGGCATCAGCCGCCAGTTTGGTGCGCTCTTCGCGCAGGGCCTGAATGGACCGGTTCATAAGTCGTGCTCCTGTTTTCACGCATAAAAAAAGCCGCCCGTGGGCGGCTGTTCAGGTGCTTAACGGTGCCCGCTAAGCGCCAACCAGTTGCAGGCGCCGTTCAAGGTGCGCCCGGTATGCCTGATGGTCTGGCTCAGGCGGTTCAATTTTCGGTGCCTTGCTGTAGGCGTTGAGGTTGAAACGGCTCATGTTCTGGGCTGCGCTGCCTTTGGTCACCACATCAATGGCATCAACAAAACCACGCTCCTTCGCTTCCTCAGCAGACATCCAGGTTTCATCAGCCATCCAGGCAATGATGTCGTTTTCTGCCTGGCCAGAGCGGGTGGCGTAAGTGCGGGCAATGCTCTCATCAACTTGGCGCAGCAGTTTCGCCACACTCAGCATGTCGTCTTCATTACCGATCTGGAGCGTCCACCCCTTGTGGATCATGTAGAACCCGCCATCCGTCATGCGGATCTCATCAGCGGCCGTAGTTACGAACGTGGCCGCACTGGCTGACAGGCCATCAATGTGAGCAATCACCCGCGCCGGGTGTTGCGCCAGTACGGTCTGGATCGCACGGCCGGCAAACACATCACCGCCCGGACTGTTCACACGCAAGTGAATGGTGGAAACATCCAAATCAGCCAGCTCTCGGGCGACCATCTCGGCAGAGATTCCCCAAAGGTCATCAATCACGTCATACAGATAGAGGGTCGCTTCTTCGCCCTCGCTGCGAACTCGGAAATCCCGCTTCTCCTGCAGATTATCCTTGATCAGATTCATCAGCTTGTTGCGCACTGGGCCGTCCTCCGGTTGCTGGTTTATACAGTTCATCGCCGCCATCAATCGGCGGCAAGTTTTCGAGGGCGCGGACCTCGTTCACGGTCATGTAGCCCACTTGCTGGTTACCACCCAGCGCGATTTTGTAGGCCTCGTTTCGACCCTTGATATCGCCCCGCATCAACCCCGACACGTTGAACTCTGCGAAGTACTCGTCAGAGCGGAACAGCTTGCGGTTCACTTCCTGCTCAATGCGGGTCAAGTGAGGCTTGAGGGTGTACTGAACAAAGCCGATGGACTGCTGCTCAATACCGGTACCCCAGCTGCTGGAGGCCTCGGTGTCGCCAATCATGTGGGGCGGCACACCGAAGATGCGGGCAATGTCTTTCACCTGGAACTTGCGGGTTTCAATCAGCTGAGAGTCTTCAGCCGACATTTCGATTTCCTTGAATTCGCCACCGTCCGGAATAAAAGCCGGCAGGTGCTTGTTGCTGATTCCCTGGTGTTTCTCGAACCAGTAATCGCGGATCACCTGCGCCTGGTCATCGGTCAGTTTTTTGCCATCCGGAAAGCGTATATAGCCACGCGGGGTGGAATCGTTGGCGAAAAACTTGCCGCTGTATTCATCGGCGGCAAGCGCGGTACCAATGCTGTTTTGCCCAACACTGCGAATGACCGATAGGCCACGCCGGCCGTCCCATCCCACGCCGGGAACATGCAGAATGTCGTCCTGGTCAAAGGCCGCCCAGTTGCCATCATCGAAATAGACGAAGTAAATCAACCGTCCTCCACGCTCGTCTACTTCAACTCGACTGGGCTTAAGCGGCGTGAGCCCCAGGGGCTGGCCGCCACGATTGCGGGCAATCAGGCTGAAGTGGTTTCCGGCCAGCAGAATGTGCATCACCACCGTTTCCCAGAACACCACTGCTGATAACTGCGGGTTCGGCTCAGTGTGAATCACCCGGTACAGTGGGTGCTGGTTGAAACGCTCCCGATGGTTTTCAGTACTTCGGTATACCTGGAACGGCAAGCTGCCTATAGCGCCGGCGATGACCCGCACGCAGGCATAGACCGCCGATACCCGCATGGCGGTGTTGTCATCCACATGAACACCGGCCACGTTCGCGTGAGCCGCAAACAGATCCTGCAGCGCCTCATAACCACTGCCCCAGCTCTGAGTCTCATTGCGTACATTGGCGAGATCACGCCGGGTATTTTCCAGCTCCGCCTCCAGCCGCACCAGATCCATGCTCGGCTCTTGCGGCTCCACTGTTCGCTTTCGTAAAAATAGTCCCATCAGAGAAGCCCTAAGAATGAAGTGTCCACATACTGAGATTCAGGTTCCTGCTGGCGAATCGCCCGCCCCAGAGCCATGATCAGCGCCACGACTCCATCAATTTTGTTTTCCGGGAATTCCTTACGGGGGTAGATGTTGTCCTTGGCATCCAGGTGCGCCACGACGTTCGACATCATCCAGGTCAGCACCGGGTCACCGTTGTGGCGTAGCTTTTGATCCAGCGTGAGAGCTTCGAGGGTCTTCATTGGCTCACTCATGTTGGCCACCGTTTGCCGGTACTCCACCATGGGCATACCCTCTTCCTGCATGCGGGTGGCCAGGTACGTGGCCTGCCACGGGTCAAAGGCGACATCCTGAATATCGAAGCGGCTGGCGAACTCCCGCAGATCCTGCTCAATGAATGCGAAATCAGTAACACAGCCCGGCGTTAGCGTAATCAGCCCCTGGCGATCCCAACCGGCGTAGTGTTGATTCCTGCCCTCTTCGGCAGCCTCTTCAGGAATGTAATACCGGCCAAAGGTGGCCCAGCCGTCGTCATCTTCGAAGAGCAGCACCAGGGCGGCTACGTCGATCTTGCTGGCCAGATCCAGGCCGATCCAGCACTTGCGACCCTCGAACTTATCCAGCGTTAAGGCGGGATCACCACATTTCTCCCAGGCCTGCAGATCCATCCAGGCGGTATCCGCATTCACCCACACGTTCAGGTGTTTGGTCAGGAAGTTGTTTGTGGCCGCAGCCATGGTCATGGCCTTGCGGGCTTTCCGCTCAATATCCTCTGGGTTCACCGACACGCCCCAGTTGGGGTTGGCCTTTTCCCAGCTACTGGGCTCTGTCCAGTCGTCGTCATCGTCGATGGTGTAAATGATGCCGAAGTAGCTTTCATCCTCCACCACGCCTTCCAGAATTTTCGTCACGTAGGCGCGTTGCTCGTAACAGATCCCGGCACGGTTGAAGCCAGCGGTAGTAATCAACCAAAGCAATGGCTGTTTACGGGCGCCGGTACCGGTCTCAATAACGTCGAAGATTTCCCGCGTCTTGTGAGCATGCAGCTCATCAATCAGACCGCCGTGCACGTTCAAGCCATCGTGGTTGCCGCCCTGGTCGCGGCTGAGCGGGCGGAACACACTGTTGGCGGATTCAACGAAAATGCTGTTTGAGCTGGCAGCAACGCCGAACCGGGCCTGGAAGGCCGGCGTGCGCTGCACCATCTGCTTGGCGTCCTTCCAGGTAATCTGCGCCTGCTCTCGGTTGGTGGCGGCGCTGTACACTTCGGCGCCTGGCTCACCATCGGCAGTCAGCAGGTAAAGCCCAACGCCAGAAGTCTCCGACGACTTGCCCTGCTTTCGCGGCATCTCGTTATAGGCGGTCTTGAAGCGGCGGTATCCTTCCTCATTGATCCAGCCGAAAACCGTTGTCAGCCGGAAGATCTGCCAGGGCGACAGTTCCAACCGCTTGCGGTGCCGTGCCCACTCCCCCTTCACATGGGGCAACAATTCGATGAACTGGCAAACCCGGTTCGCAAGCTGGGGTTCCCACCAATACGGAAAGCTGTCAGTGCCCTCCCGGGCCAGATCGTTCAACTGACGCTGGCAAGCCAGGCGTACCCATTTGCAGGCAGGGATGTCACCGTTAAGAACTGCATTTGCGTACTCCAGGGCAATGCTTACGTAGTCCCGGGCCATCAAAGATCCCCAAACCCGCCAAGATCCAACTGCCCCTGCTGTTGGGTTTTAACCTTGCTGGCACCTGCCGGGCTCAAGCCGAACTCGCTGGCGCTCTTCATCACCTGGTCCCACAGCTTGTTACGGATCTGGAAGTACACCGACTGCACCGCGTAGTTCTGCGGCGTGTGATCAACCATGTCCTCCAGGCGCTTCAGCTTTTTGGTGATCTCCTCAAACTTACCGTAGGAATCGCAGTGCGCCGCGAACGCGGCCTGGTCCAGCAACGAGATCAGCCCGGCCTCCTCCAACTGAGGGCCTACTTCGTTCCAGTACTTCTTGGCCGCCCGGGGCATCCATTTCGGACACTCCGGCAGACCAATGGGGCGCTGCTCATTCGCACCGTGGCTGTGACGATCCTTTCGGAAGTTACCCTGAAGAACTTTGAGTTGTGCTGGTTCTGGTCTGCGACCCATAAAAAAAGGGGCACCCTTTCGGATACCCCCCCTACCTGAATTTTGCCATCAAAAAAAATCACCGACAGACAGCGGTCGACACCTTTTGCCCCTCAGACTTTTAACCCCGCCCCCGGGCTCGAAGAGATTCCTGCTGGGTTTTCAGTTTGTGACAGCGCTTACAAATGGCCTGGAGGTTTTCGTCTGCATCGGTACCGCCTTCAGCCTTATTGATGATGTGGTCAACAGCCACTGCCGGCATCACCTTGCCCTCTGCCAGGCATGGCTGACATAAGGCCTTATCCCTGCGCATGATGCGGGCACGAATACGCTTCCACCTGCCCCCATATCCGCGCTCTGCGCTTGACCCACGGTCTTGGTTCATCCAGCCACTGGCCTTGTCCTGGTGCGCGTCACAGTAACCGTTACGGTTGATGGTCACTGCCGGGCATGTTGCAGCCCTGCACGGAGTGGGAATAGCACCGGGCATCAGTAGGCCTCCAGGGCATCCACCAACCCGTTATGCCGAGTGGCACAATCCTGGTACACGGCCGCCACTTCCTTAATCACCAGCACCATCTCCCCGCCCTTCCCGTTGCGTAGTTGGGCTGGCACCTGGGGGCATTTGGCCAGCAGGTTCTGCTGGTCTGGTGTCAGGCTCACCCCGGAGGGCTGCGTTGAGCATGCGGACAACAGCAGGCTCAGCACACACACGCTGATAAATCGGCTTCTGGATCTCACGGATAATCCCCCGGTCGATAATGCGTTCATTGGCCTGCAGCTCTCCAAGACGCTGCTCAACACTCTGGGCTATGCCTGAGACATCACCCCGGATCTGCTCTGCCAGCTCCTGCCGGTCTTCAACCACAGCCAGACGCTTGGCATCCTCAAACCAGCCACGGGAAGTCCAGCCCGTAACCACCAGGCCAATGGCCACAGCCACCATGACAATGACCCGCGTCTTCATTGGAACTTCCTGCTAAAGAAGGCCACCAGCATCTTCTGCACCCTGTCAGCGCCCATGTGGGAAACGATGCCGCTACAAGCCAGAGAGAGGCCAGCAGTCCACTGGAAAAGGTCCACACACACGATGTACAAAAATGGTGTCAGGAATCCCGCAGACGACGCAGCCAGCAGGAACGCGGTCAGGTCCCACTTTCGCTTGCCATTCTTCACATCCGAAAGAAACGACAGGCCACCACCCACAAGGCCAATGACAATAGCCAGCAGTGCTTCTTTGTATTTCAGCAGGCCCTGAATGAGCTCTGGAATCAGTCGTTCCGGCATTCGCTTATCCATAGTCAGTAGTTCGCTATCAGGCTTCGCCACGGCGCATAAGATCGGCAAGCTCTTCTGCCCGCCGGCCCACCTGCCGGGCCCACTTGCTGTTCAGCATCTCAGCAGCGGCACGGTCCCAGTCACGTTCACCCAGGGCTCCCAGCATCCGGCTGAAGGTCAGCAGCGTTGGCAACCCCATGTTGAACGCCATATTGGCCATCACGGTTTGCCGGACAGGATCGAGGGAGAGATACAGCGGCAGCCGCCTCAGATCCTCCTCCACCTCATCGATGTCGTTATCCAGCATGAATTCCGCTTCGTCCTGACTGATGCCCCGATCATCCAGGTTGCGGCCATAGCCCACGGTGAGCTTGCCCACGGTGTCTTTGTAGGGCTTCAGGCGAAGTCCCTCATGGCGCTCAAGCTGTTCAAGAAGTAGTTGTCGCTTCATATCAATTACCCATAAAAAAACCCGGCTCAAAGCCGGGTTTTGTGCATATAAGATATTGTTTTATTTCTGCTATTACTCCTCTGGCTTTTTCTCGCCATCTGGTACTGCCTCCACTTCCTGTTGAGCCTGCTTCCCTCGTCTGTGCCGCAGCGCATATGCCGCTGAAGCAATGCCAGAAATCAGGTCACAAACCAGGGTCAAGCCATAAAGGAAAATCAACAAAAGCACAGCTTGACCCCAAACAGACGGCCAAATTTCTTCGATTATCGCTGATGCCGCTAACCCAAAAGCCAGATAGATTAACGGAAATGCCATATCCGCGACTAAAAGAGTTGATCCAACTCCAGTGTTGGCTGAACGCTTGTCTAACGAAGTCAGGAAGTCATCAGGCAAAACAAAAATCAGCGCAAAAACACCAATCCCGAACCCCAATAAGGAAGGGAATACGCTGACTGCTAGCCCGGAAAAATCAAGATCATGACGCCCATCTCCCGCAGCAACAAAAAGAAGCGCGACAAAAACAAGATTAATAATGAGTTCAACTAAGACCCGATCAAGCCAAAGAGGCGCAGGCGCAACCCTATGAAGATGTTCTGGCTTTCCTTGCCCCGCATATAGATTCAGGTACTTGAGGAAAAGTCCCAGTATAGGTATGTGCCTAAGCCGCATGATTACTCGGACTCCTCATCAGCACCTTCGCCTGGGTACGTGTCGTGAAGCTGCTCCAGTATTTCTTTAGACACTTGAGTTTGTTGTCGAGCGCTTGCGATCGTCTGATGCACCCGAGCCATGTAGTTATCATGGGACTCATCAGGCATCTGAACCACCTCTTCCGTGACAGGATAGTCCTTCATGTGATAGTTCGACCATTTACCTTCAGCCTGGTAGCCAACATTTGCATTCCCAAAACGAGCAGCAATGACCAGTAGCGGCTTAGCTACGTTAGACAGGCCAGACAT